TTACGGAAAGATTTGAAAATTTTATGGCAGGATGGACAATGACATTCGATGTCTTGATTCCTAACGAGATGACCATCTGCGATACAAGCGGTTACTCACCTTTTTGTCAACCTGCAACCGTAACGAACTCAAACCAAAGTTATACGGCAACCGTAGCAAGCGGAGCGGTATTGACTTTGCCTAACGAAACTTTGAATCTACAAATAGACGGAATCCAAGTAGCATCTTCTACTTACCCACCATTAAGCAATCAAACAATAAATTTAGTATGGCAGTAAATATTAACATACCATCACAAGTAAGAACCTTTGCTAATTTAGCTGCATTCCCTGCTACAGGAGCAGTAAAAACAATTTACATAGCTGAGGACACCAATAAGACGTATCGTTGGACAGGGACGGCTTACGTTGAGATTTCAGGTGCTGACTTTTCAGGATATGTACCTACGTCAAGAACCCTAACAATAAACGGAACTACTCAGGATTTATCTGCAAATAGAACGTTTACTATACCTACTGATTTAACAGTCGGCACTACACCGATAGCTTCGGGTACAATAGGTCGCATCTTATTCGAAGGTACGGGTAACGTGTTGCAGGAAAGTGCTAACTTAACATATAGCTCAGCTTCAAATATTGCGACAATTGCAGGTATAAATTTAACCACAAATGTTAGTGGGTCTTTTATTTCAGTTAACGAAGAAATTTCGATACAGTCTACAAGCTTAACGAGAAGAATAGACTTATTGCAGTCAAGCAACGTGCGGCTTCGTGTAGCTGGCACCACAGGCAACGTCCTAATAAACACAACAACCGATGCAGGCTTCCGTTTAGACGTCAATGGTACTGCGAGGGTGAGGGGTGCAAGTAATTTAAGTACTACAACTGCATTTACCATTGCAAATAGTGACTCAACAACTCTTTTGCAAGTTCAAGATAATGGGTATATTCGAATAGGAAGCCAAGGCACAAGCGCATTTCGTGTTTATGCAACTGATGCTTCGGGAGATTCTGAGCCTTCGGGTTTGCATTTAGTTCTGAACTCAAGAGTTGTTTCTTCGGCAACTCCAGCAGGAATTGGGATGGTAATGCTTAATGGTATCAATGGAACGGCTACAACGGGAACGCAGAATGTATTTTTAATTTCAAAAGGTTTTGCACCAACAAGCGGAACGGCTACATATAGTTCAAGTGTAATTATTCCAACTATTAACCAAACGGGCGGAGCTAACGGCATTACACGGGGATTGTACATCAATCCAACGCTAACAAGTGCGGCAGATTTTAGAGCAATTGAGACAACGGCAGGACGTGTTGTATTTGGAAATTTACCAACCTCAAGCGCAGGGCTTCCAACGGGCGCAATATGGAATGACGGAGGAACATTAAAAATAGTTTAATAATAAAAATATGAAAACACAACCAACACAAGGAGTAGCAATCGAGCCGATTGTCTACCCACTTAACGCAGGAACGGCTACGCAAATGTCCGTTTTAGTTCTTAACTTTACAACAGATGCAACCACTTGTACAACGTATTGGCAGCTCCTAACTGAAGACGGACTACAACTTTCGCAAGGTAACTACACTTTGACTGAAGAAGAATTCGCAGCTTGGGGTACAGACAATAACTACGTTAACCAAGTCGTTGCTCAAGCAATCGGAGTAGTAATCCTTTAAAAACACGAATATGTTAACGCTATCAGAAAAACAAGTAAAGCAATTGGAAACGGTAATCAGTCAAATGCCTACAATGTGGGGTATTCAGATTATCAACATCCTAAACGCAAAGGACGAGGAAAACACGGATGCAGAAAGCGGAAGTTCAGAAGGCATTAGAAAGGTTTAGAGACCACGTTGTAAGCGTATCTAAACGCAACCTAACGAACTCTAAAAAGAACTCGTCTAAGAAGTTGTACAACTCTATAAAGGGAAACGTCAAGGCAATGCCTAATTCGTTCTCTATGGAGTTTACGATGGAAGACTACGGAGTGTTTCAAGATGCAGGGGTGTCAGGTACGAAGAAAAAGTACAACACACCTTATTCTTACAAATCTAAGATGCCACCCGTTAAGGCTTTTGATAAGTGGATAGTTCGTAAAGGACTTGCACCAAGAAAGTCGGGTGGTCAATTTACCTCACGTAAGTCGCTTGCTTTTCTGATTGCCCGAAGCGTATTTAGAAACGGAATAAAACCGAGCTTGTTTTTTACTAAACCTTTTGAAGCTGCCTACAAGAACTTACCGCAAGAACTGGTAGAGGCTTACGGACTTGACGCTATCGAATTATTCAACGAACAAATAGACCAAATTATAAAGAATGGCAACAATTAATGCAAGGAGTCCATACATCGTAACAATAAACGAAACAGGACAGATTGAGACCAAATTAGAAATCTATCTTTGGAACGGCACAGGCTCAATGCCTGCTTCTCCTGCTTACACTTTAAGCAAGAAGATACCTTCGTCTAACAATCCTGCGACTTACTACGATGTTTCGCCATATATCCGTGAGTATATTGACCACGACACTCTACAAACCATTACAAACATTTTTACGGCTACTCCTTCAGCGCAATGGTGCAATGTAGGTTTAAAACTTTTCAAAAAGGTTACTACGTCTTTTATTCAGGTAGGTTCTACGCAAACGCATTTTGGTGTTGACGGATACGGATACTATGACGAAGGATACAATCCTGCTTTAGGCAATTACTTGCTTACTCAAGGAACTTACACTTATAACTATGATTTAGGCGGTGAGTACGGGTGGTTAACTGTGTACACAGGCAGCGGAAACTCGGTCAAATACACGAACCTATCAACAGGCGTAAGCTATACTACAGGTTTAACAAATAACAGATGGGAAGATGTGCCGAGAGTATATCCTACTTATGCTGCGGTTGGAAACAAATTAGAAATAATTGACGGGAGTGCAAACGTATTGTTCAGAGCAACTTTTGTACCTAAAGAGGAATGTAAGTACACTCCTGTAATGGTTGACTTTGTAAATAAGTATGGGGCTTGGCAACGTGAGTGGTTTTTCAAAGCCAGCTACGATACATTGAACGTTGAAAACACGGAGTATAATTTAATGCAAGACACCTACCCTAACTACAATATTAAGGAAGGACAAAGAGAGGTGTTTAACGCCAACGGGAAAAAGACTATCCGTGTTAATACAGATTGGGTAAGCGAAAGTTTCAAAGATGTTATTCAGCAGTTGATGTTATCGGAAAGAATCTTGATAAACAAACTACCTGCAAAACTAAACACCAAAAACACGGAGTTATTCAAAAGCATAAACACTCATATGATTAACTACCAATTAGAATTTGAGTACGCATTTGACGTTATTAATTCCGTAGTCTAATGAGAAAGGTACAACTCTACATCGAAGGTAACCGCATTGAGTTATTCAATGATGAGCAGATTCAAGTTACAAGCTCTATTCAAAACGTTCAGGACATTTCTAAAACGTTTACGGATTTTTCGCAAGGTTTTACCGTACCTGCATCTGATGTCAACAACGCATTCTTTGAGCATTGGTATAATAGTGACATTGATTTTACAACGGATAACAACCTACGAAAAGACGGATATATAGAAATTAACCTAACTACCTTTCGTAAGGGAAAAGTACAATTAGACGGAGCAACGTTAACCAACGGTAAGCCGAGTTCTTACAAACTAACTTTCTACGGAGAAGGCGTAACTCTTAAAGATACCTTTGGTGAGGATTTACTTGCTGATTTAGATTATTCTGATTATGCGCATTCTTTTACATCTGCGGAGGTTTTAACACGCATCACGAACACTACTAACACTTACGATGTAAAGTACCCGCTAATCACGTCTAATCGCATTTGGGAGTATCAATCCATACCACCAAACGCACCACTACCGAACTGGTTAGTAAATACGCTAACGCAAAACGATATTCACACCACATCGGGTGCAATATATAAAAACGAATTATTCCCTGCATTTAGAGTAAGCAAGATATTTGAGCTTATTGAAGCGAAGTACGGAATAACTTTTAATGGCGCCTTCTTGCAAGATGAGCGATTTACAAAGTTGTTTTTATGGTACAAAGGCAAAGAAGTTTTGGTGCAGTATTCAACTGCGTACAACCTTACTGCTAATACAATTACTCCAACCTTTACAAACTACGATTTAACAAACACTTATACATCAGCTACAAACTCAGTACAAATACAAGAACTCGCAGGTGTAATTACGCACCGTTTAATTTACGAGGTAACCGCAACTACGACTTCGGCAAATTATAGCATTGACATATATCAAAACGGAAACTTGTACAATACAATCACAGGTTTCGGCACGGGAGTTTACACCTTAGATACAATAACTCAAGTTACGGGCTTGGATGTTACTTATACTTTTAATATCCGCACTGAGGGTGCTAACGTAATTGACTCGGAGTTAAAATATGAAGTAGATTACATTACTGCAGGTTCGGTAAACACGGACTACTTGACGGTAGTTTATACTGTACTTACTGTTAGCTTATCAATTGACCTTGCAGCAAACGCACCTGTAATGAAGATAGCAGATTTCTTTTCAGGAATCCTAAAGACGTTTAATATGACTACCTACTCAATAACGGACGGTGAGTATTGGGTAGAGCCATTAGATGACTGGTATAGCAAAGGTGCAGTTATAGACGTTAGCAAATACGTTGACGTAAACACGATTGAACACGCAAGAATGCCGCTCTACAAAAAGATTAGTTTTAAGTACCAAGATTCCGAGTGCTTTCTCAATAAAAACTTTTCTCAGACCTTCAGCAGAAGCTACGGAGATACGACATATCAGTATAATTATGACGGTGGTGAATTTACGGTTGAAGTTCCTTTCGAGAATTTATTGCAGCAGAAATTCACAGGCACTGATTTACAGGTAGGTTATTCACTCAATGCAGAGTTTGCGCCATACATACCTAAGCCAGTTCTGCTCTATCAATACACGAACAAAACGTGCAATTTTAAATACCATAACGATGGCGGAGGTCATTCAACGGTTACAAGCTACACGCCATTTGGGCAGGACTTGATTTACAACGCCACGGACTTTACTTTAAACTTTGCACCTGAGACAAGCTCACTATTATCAACACCTATACAAAATACACTTTTCGCTAATTACTACTTCAGCTACTTATACAATCTTTATAATTTAAAGCAGCGTTTGGTTAACGTAAAGGCAAGACTACCTGTGAGCCTACTAACAGGATTGCAGTTAAACGATAGACTTGTAATTAGAGATAGAAGGTACATCATCAACGAAATGAAAACGAACCTAACGACAGGAGACGCAGACTTACAACTCATCTTGGATTTTAGACCAATTGTAAACTCTACAAACCCTGCTCCTAAGGTATCAACGGGAGGCGGTACGATAAAATACATCATTAACCTACCAAACAACGCAGTAGAAGCTGCCTTTACTTGCGCAACGGCTGGTGTATCATTCAGTCCAAATCCGATGACTTCAAGCGGTGTATTGACTATCACTTTGCCAAGTGGCGCAGCAGGTACGGTATACACAATCACGGTTACATACTTATATTTAGACGGAAGCACAACAACGGAAACTTTTTACATCATCCAATGATAAAACAGATAATCGCAATGCTACAACTTGATGACTTCTACGGAGAGTCTGAGTTAATTGATATAGCCAAAGGTAAACACGAACTCACCACGTCTATGAAAAAAATGTGGAAACAAGGAAAACGTGAAATAATCTATAAGAGAAATGGCAGAGGTTAAAACAATAAAAATAGACGTAGACACTAAACAGGCAGTTAATGCAATGGAGAACCTCTCCAAAGCTACTAACGATGTTAACAAAAGTTTTGAGGAAGTATACGGAGACTTACAACCACTTACCACTCGTATGGGTGAGGCAGAGGATAGGTTGTATGAGTTAGCTAACGCAGGACAAACGGCAACACAAGAGTATCAGGACTTATTAGAAACCGTAGGTAACTATCGCAAAGTCCAAATCCAAACGGATATGGCGGTGGATGCTGCTGCCACTACTATGACTCAAAAACTTGGCGGTGCGCTTGGTGGTGCTACGGCAGGTTTTGAATTGATGCAGGGAGTTATGGGTACTTTTGGTGCTGAATCTCAAGAAGTAGAGAAAGCGTTGCTTAAGGTACAATCAGCAATGGCAATCTCTCAAGGTATTCAAGGGGTAAGAGAGGCTATTCCTGCTATTACTGCTTTTGGCACTGCTATAAAAACACAAGCTATCGCAGCTCTAACAACTTTAAAAGGGGCATTGATTACAACTGGTATTGGTGCGCTTGTAGTTGCGTTGGGATTTGCAGCAAATGCTATGGGATTGTTTTCTGATTCAAGTGAAGATGCTGAAAAACAACAAGCTAAATTAGACAAGCAACTTGAAAAGACAAACGCAGAATTAGAACGACAACAAAAACTTACCGAAACAGTATCACAGACTATTGATAATCGTGTCCGTAGAGAGTTAATTGATGCTAAAAAACGTGGTGCGAGTGAAAAAGAATTACAACAAATAGAAAAAGAAGGCGCTGAATCACGATTAGAAAGTTTAAAACAACAAGAGGCTGCTGCTAAGAAATTATATTTACAAAAATCTAAAGATACAAAAGCAAGTACAAAAGAATTTGAAGCGGCAGAAAAGGCTTATTTAGACGTATCTCAAAAGGTAATTGATGCAAGATTAGCGTTAGACGAAAAAGAAGCTGAAATTACTTATCAAAGATTGCAAGAAAGAAAAGACTCTAAAAAAGAATCGGCAAAAGAAGATAAAGCAGAAAGAAATGCTGCTCAAAAAGAAGCCTTAAGAAATGCCATAGAATTTGAAAATGAATTAAATTTAAGGTTAGAGCAAATAGCAGAACAAAACTATTTAAATTCTTTGTCAGAACAGGATAAAGAAATTCGTTTAGTACAAGATAAATACTTTGAGTTAGAAACGCTTGCGGCAGGTAACGCAGATGCGTTAAGAGAAATTGAAATAGCCAAGTTAAACGAAATCAATGACATCAATCTAAAATATCAACAGGAAGCATATGATTTAGATAAGGAAGCTGCTGAAAAGAAAAAGGAATTAGATAAAAAGTCTAAGGAAGAACGAATCGAAGCAGAAAAAGCAGTTACCGAAACTTTAGCTACAATTAGAGAACAGGACTTTGATAATATTCAAGCAGGATTAAATTTAATTTCATCTTTATTTGAGAATAATAAAAAGGTACAGGCGGCAGTTTTAGTTGCTGAGAATGCAGTTGGTATTGCTAAAACAATTATGAATACACAGGCTGCTAATCAACTAGCACGAGCGCAAGGTACTGCTTTAGCAATTGCATCAGGAGGCGCATCGGTAGCAGCGGCAGAAGCACTTGTAGTTAGAAATAATATAGGGGCAGGTATTAGTATTGCATCACAAATTGCAGCAACTGCTAAAGGTTTATCCGCATTAAAGGCAGGAGGCGCACCTGCAAGCGGAAGTATATCAGATGGGGGCGGAGGAGGCGGAGTAATGTCTCCAAACTTTAACATCGTAGGTAACTCAGGATTCAATCAGTTAGCACAAATCCAACAACAACCAATCCAAGCGTATGTAGTTAGTGGCGAGGTAACATCTGCACAGGCACTTGACCGTAACCGAATTAAAAACGCAACATTGTAACACATTTTAACTTTTTGAATTATGACAACTCTCGAATTAATCATTGACGAAAAAGACTTCCAAAGCGGTATCAATGCCGTTTCAGTAGTCGAATCACCTGCCATAGAAGAAAACTTTGTAGCGTTAGCAAAACACGAAGTAGAACTTAAAGAAATTGACACTGAGAAACGTATCCTTATGGGTGCTGCTCTTATTCCTAACAAGAAAATTTACCGCAGAAACAAAGAGGAGGAGTTCTATATCTACTTTTCAGAGGACACCGTGCGTAAAGCTATGGAGTTATTCTTCAAGAAAGGAAACCAAAACAATGCTACCTACGAACACAAGGACGCTATCAAAGGAATGAGTGTAGTGGAATCGTGGCTAATTGAAGACGAAAAGATGGACAAGAGCCAGTTATACGGATTCAACCTACCAAAAGGAACGTGGATGATTTCTATGAAAGTAGATAACGATGAGGTTTGGAACGATGTCAAGGAGGGCAAGATAAAAGGATTCTCAATTGAGGGATACTTTGCTGACAAGATGCCTGAATCACCTCGTGAGGAGCAAGAAAAACACGCAATCATAGAACAACTTAAAAACTTATTAAAATAAAAACGATGAACAATATCCTAAACAAAATCGCTCAAATGGAGCGTAACGCAGCAGAGTTACAAGAAGTGCAATTAGCATCACATAAAGTAGAGTTAGCATTGTTAGATGAGATACTTGACTTGAATAGAGAAGCAGGTTCATTGTTATCATTGCCAGTTATGAAAATTGCTGAACAATTATCTAAATCAATTGAACTAAATAGAAAAGGATTAGCACAAGCTGAAAAAGGTTTAAAGGCTGCTCAAGATTTAGGAGTTCAAGATGGAATTGATACTTTTAAAAGATGGGTAAAAAGTTGTACAGATGATATTAAGCGTGCTGAAAAAGGTCAAAAAATACTTGCTGATTTATCTCAAATTTAAAAATAGAATTATGTCAAAATTCAAAACACCAAGTAAAGCAAGTCCTCGTGAAGGTTCAAGAAGAGGCTGCCTATGTGCAGACGGAAAATACTCAACCAAATGTTGTGATGGAAGTTTAGAGGCACAAGGCATTGGTAAGACGGAAGGAACAGGAAACAACGTTACTGCAACTGAAGTAAGCGGAGTTAGAACTACGGTACGTCAAAACGGATAAAAAAGCAACAAATCAAATATATAGACTTGAAACATTATGAATACTACAAAATCAATTTACAACAAGTTATTTAAAGAGGAAACTCAATTAGCTGCTCACGAAGTTGAATTAGCTAATATCAATCAGTTAGTTCAAGAAGTTGATAATGCTGAAAAGTTATTACAACAATATAATGATTTATATGGACAAATTGACAAACTACAACCTCAATTAGTTAAACTTGGTGATTCTATTGTTGCGTCACAAAATAAAATGAACACATTAGCTGGAACTTTTGAAAAACAATTCGCTGAATTAGGTTTGAAATTTTCTGATTATCCAGAATTTAAAAGAATATCCAATTTTATGAGCAAATCTCGTGAAGTAGGAAGTATGACAGCAAAAATTAAACAATTGTAATTATGAACGAAAAATCAATCTTAAACAAAGTCCGCACACTTTTAGGTTTAGAAGTGAAGTTGGAAACTATGCGTCTTTCTGATGGCGTATCTATGCTCGAAGCAGAAGTATTTGAAGCTGGTCAGCCAGTATTTATTTTAACTGAAGACGAACAACGTATCGCACTTCCTATTGGAGATTACGAACTTGAAGATGGTCGCATCTTGGTAGTTATCGAAGAGGGTGTTATCGGAGATATCCGTGAAGCTGCTGAGCCAGAAGTTGAAGTAGAAGTTGAAGCTCCTGAAACTGAAATGCCTGCTGAAGAAGAAATGGCACAAGAGTCTGCTACACCGCAAGCTAAAAAAATCATCGAATCAGTAACTAAAGAATCTTTCTTTAGCGAAATCGAAGCTCTTAAAAAAGAAAACGAAGAGTTGAAAGCACAAATCGCTTTGTCAAAAACTGAAGTTGCAGAAGAAGTCGCACCAGTTGAATTGAGCGAAGAGCCTAAACCTATTTCATTCAACCCTGAAAACGAAACTAAAGTAGAAGCGTTCAAAGTATCTAAGAACCGTCAACGTTCTACAATGGATTCAATCCTTGAAAAATTCAATAACATTTAATAACTAAAAAACAAAAAAATGAGTACAACATTTACATCAGTATCTAACGATGTTTTACGTCAAGTAGGCGTAACTGAAACATTGACAGGTGCAACAACTTTAACTGCTGAAGATAGCGGTAAAGTATTTATTCTTAACGCTGCTGCAGGAGCGCAAGTTACACTTCCTGCCGTTGCTGACGCTGCAGGTCAAAATTATCGTTTCATCGTAGGTGCTTTATTTGCAACTACTGCTTGGACTATCAAAGCTGCTTCTAACAAAATCCAAGGTGGTGTTATCGTAAATAGCGTTAACGTACCTGCTGCTGACGAAAACACGATTACTTTCTCTGCTTCTGCTGATACAATCGGTGACTTCGTAGAATTAAACTGCGACGGTACAAACTGGTATGTTTTCGGTCTTGGAACTTCTGCAGGCGCAATCACATTAACTGTAGTATAAACAAACTTAAATAATTAAATAAAATGGAAAAAATTAATCTATCGACTACTCAAAGCATCAGCACAACATATGCAGGTGAGTTTGCAGGTAAGTACATCGCAGCAGCTTTATTGTCTGCACCAACCCTTGACAAAGGCGGTATCACTATTATGCCTAACGTCAAATATAAGCAAGTTATCAAGCGTGTGGCTACAGATGACATCATCCGTAACGCATCTTGCGATTTCGACCCTACGTCTACAATCACTTTGACTGAGCGTATCCTTCAACCTGAATCTTTCCAAGTTAACTTACAACTTTGTAAAACTGACTTCCGTGCAGATTGGGATGCTATCCAAATGGGTTACTCTGCATTTGACACTCTTCCTAAATCTTTCGCTGATTTCCTTATCGCACACGCTGCTGAGAAAGTTGCTGCAGGTATGGAGACTTCAATTTGGAGAGGTGTTAACGCAACTGCAGGTCAGTTCGCAGGTATTATGACTCAATTGACTACTGATGCTTCTTTGCCAGCTGCACAAGAAATTGCAGGTACTACAGTAGATGCTACAAACGTTATTGCTCAATTAGGTTCTATCGTTGATGCTTGTCCTGCTGCGGTTTACGGAAAAGAAGACCTTACTTTGTATGTATCTAACAACATCTATCGTGCTTATGTTCGTGCATTGGGTGGCTTTGCTGCTGCAGGTGTAGGTGCTAATGGTTACGAGAACAAAGGTACAAACCAAGTTCTTGGTGACTTGTTCTTTGATGGTGTTCGTATCTTTATGGCTAACGGTCTTGCTAACAACACTGCACTTCTTGCTCAAAAATCTAACCTTTACTTCGCAACAGGTCTTTTGAACGATATGAACGAAGTTAAAGTTTTGGATATGGGTGACATTGATGGTTCACAAAACGTACGTGTAGTTATGCGCTTTACTGCTGACGCTAAATACGGTTTTGCTTCTGACGTTGTTACTTACGGTATCACAAACTCTGCTAACTAATCTTAGCTTAACTTAAACTACAGGGGAGGGCAAGTCCCTCCCTTTTTTATAACATTTAAAAACTAAAAATATGTCTTGTGAAGTTGCAAATGGTCGCTTAGAAGTATGTAAAGACGCAGTAGGTGGTATTGACGCTATCTACTTCATCAATTACGGAGACTTCTCTTCCGCTGACGTTGCTTATGTAGCTGGTACTGATACCATCGATACAATTGCTAACGTTGCTAATCTATACAAATACGAACTCAAAGGAACTAACTCTTTTGACCAAGTATATAACTCAAGCCGTGAGAACGGTACTACATTCGCTGAGCAAACGCTTACCGTTACCCTTAAAAAACAAGATGCTACAACGCATAAAAGTGTTAAGTTGATGGCTTACGGACGTCCTCACATCGTTGTTAAAAACCGCAATAACCAATTCTTCCTTGCAGGTTTAGAACACGGAATGGAAATCACTACTGCAAACGTATCTAACGGAACTGCAATGGGGGACCTTAATGGTTACACATTGACTTTCGTAGGAACTGAGAAACTTTATGCTAACCTACTTGACTGCTCAAACGAGGCAGGTCTTGCAGGTGGTGCAGGTGATGTTTTCGGTGTTGCGAATATCGTTACTGTCTAATTCGTTTTTTCATAGCGTGGAAGGGGAGGCTTAGGTCTCCCTTTTTTATTTGGCAACAAAACCATTCTTTTGACTTGTAGTAGTATGATAGTTTTAACTACATCTACATCAGCTCAGACGTTTTCATTCATTCCTCGTGATGGGTTTAATACAATGATTCTTACGGATGACCAAACAAATACACCTGTTACCGTAACCATCACCAGTTCAACGCAAGGAGACTACATAAACACGATAACTGCATCCTTCGCATTAAAAGAAGGACACTTCTACGACTTAGTTCTAAAACAAGGAACTACCATCGTCTACAAAGACCGAATTTTTTGTACTGACCAAAACATCGTGAACTTCTCGGTAAATTCAGGTGAGTACACTTCAAATACAACCGCTAACACATACATCGTTTATGAGTAACATACACGTTTTAAATCTATCTGCCTACACCGCTCCTACAATCGAAGAGAGTAAGAGAGATGCTTGGGTAAATTATGATGGTGCAGACGGAGGCAGTTACTATCAGTTTTTGATTGATAGATACACTAATTCGACCACTAACAACGCTATTATAAACAACATCTCACGACTTATCTACGGAAAAGGACTCTCGGCTACGGATGCTAACCGCAAGCCTAACGAGTATGCTCAAATGATGACCTTAATCTCTAAGGATTGTTTGCGTAAGATTGCTTTAGACAGAAAGTTGTTTGGTCAATTCTCTATCCAAGTACATTACAACGACAAACACGACAAGATTCTCAAGGCTTACCATATTCCTGTAAACTTGATTCGTGCTGAAAAATGTAATAAAGACGGAGAGATAGAAGGTTACTATTACTCTGATGATTGGTCAGACGTTAAGAAATACGTCCCTAAGCGCTTTCCTGCGTTTGGATTCGGTAAAGAGAAGGTTGAGATACTATTCTCTAAGCCTTATTCAGTCGGAATGAAGTATTATGCTTATCCTGACTATCAAGGTGCAGTTCCATACGCACTACTCGAAGAGGAAATTTCCGACTACTTAATCAACGAGGTTCAAAACGGATTCTCAGGAACTAAAGTAGTAAACTTCAATAACGGAGTGCCTACATTAGAGCAGCAAGAAATTATCTCTGCGAAGGTATTAGGCAAGTTAACTGGTTCTAAAGGTCAGAAAGTGATTGTAGCGTTCAACGACAATATGGATACTCGCACAACGGTTGAGGACATCCCTTTAAATGACGCACCTGAACACTACACATATTTAAGCGAAGAATGCTTGCGTAAGATTATGCTTGGACACAACGTCACTTCACCACTATTATTTGGTGTTGCATCGTCTAACGGATTTTCGTCTAACGCTGATGAGCTTGAGAACTCGTTTATCTTGTTCAACAATATGGTGATTAAGCCTTTCCAAGAGGAAATTATTGACGCCATTGACAAGCTATTAGCCTTTAACAACATCTCGCTTAACCTATTCTTCAAGACTCTCAAACCGCTTGAGTTTGTAGACTTGGAAAATGCAGTTACTGAAGAGCAAGTTGCAGAGGAAACAGGAACTGAGCTATCAAAACACGAAGCCTTAGACAACGAGATTGCAGATGCACTTATTGACTTAGGTGAAACCCCTAACGAGAATTGGCTTCTAATAGACGAATACCCTGTGGACTATGACTTAGATGACCAAGAGAATGAAATGCTCTCTAACGAGCCAAAAAGCACCTTATTATCGAAAGTATATAACTTCGTAACTACAGGTTCTGCACGTCCTAACGCAAAGTCTGAGCAAGATGAAGTAATTGATGGAGTAAAGTTCATTACTCGCTATGTTTATGCAGGTGAGACAAGTTCTAAATCTCGTCAGTTCTGTCAGAAAATGATGACGGCACAAAAGATTTATCGCAAAGAGGACATTTTACAAATGGGCAATCAACCTGTAAATGCAGGATGGGGTGCTAAAGGTGCTGCTACTTATGACGT